TTTTTATCAGGTGCGCGCAATTTCCCATCTCGAGTTTCAAAATGTATTTTGCCGTCTATATAAACTATAAAATCCGGTTCCCATTTTTTTATTGCTTCTGTTTTGTCCTTTCCAGAACGGTCCTTAACAACTACGTGAAAATCTGAAGCTTTGTGATCAGCCTTCACTGGAGTGACTGTATAATCGCCACATTTTATTGCTTTACCTCCACCGGATTTAAAGCTTCTTTCAAGATCTTTAACGAGACCTTCTCTTATAATTTCTCGTTCATCAGATGCAGTTTCAGCCATAAATTTTTTATATGTTTTTTGCATACATAACCTATTACAATTAATTATTAAATTAGTTTACTTAACTATTTAGTCTTTTTAAGATACTGATATTTCTCTTTTGCCATGGTTCTCATTTTATTAGAAACCTTAGTATCTATTTTAGCATACCTCATATAGGCATCGCAAGCTTTTTCTTTCTTTTTATAGAGAAACATATCAAAAGCAAGCTCAGAACTATAAGCATCTATCTCAAATGGGCTCGAAAAATAATCGTTAAATTTTTCTTTTTGGTCATCAAATTGTAACGAATGTGTTAACTCATGAACAAATGTAAGAACAAATTGTTGTTCATATTTCTCCCATTGTTCTTCTGGTATGATTAATTGGCGGGTATATAATTCTGGAGATAAATTTATTGTGATTTCTATCTCAGATTCAGAATAGTGTTCTTGTGGCACATTTGCTGCGCCGTCATAATTCAATTCATATAATGCATATGATTTATCTTTTCTAATACTAATATAACAAGAAAATCCTATTTGCTCTTCAATATATGCACCCATACTGTGAGCGCATTTGCACCAAGCTTTTGGATGTTTAGTCGTTGATTCATTATATTCATTTTCAAACCATTTAAAAACTTTTTTGGGAACGTCCAAATGTTCTTTAATATGATCTAGTTCATTCATTGGAAAGCCGTAAAGTCCGCTTTATTGCGCATTCTATTGCCAGTGGAAGTATCAAATAATGGTTCATCAGATTGCCCACTATCTGCAATATCTTCTTGTGCTTTTTGTTCTACATCATATAATCTCATTTTAGATCGGTCTATACCAATAATAAACTTTTTATAAGATGTAAGATCATTATATCTATTTTTTAATTGTTTTACAAGTAATTGATTTAACTCTTCCATTTCATCCGAAGATATTATAGCAAACATAAAATCTGCTGTTGCTGGTAAACCAAAACTTTCAGATGTATCTTCCAATCCTATATCTGTACTTGTAAATCCAGATCTTGTTGTCTGTGTTGCAGAAAGAATTGGAACATTAAATTCTACTGCTAATCCTCTCAATTCTTCTGCAATTGATTTAATATAAGTATATGAATTTACATTTGATCCTGCTTTAATTCTCGCGCTAGCACATATATTCAAATAATCTATGAATATAATATCCGGAGTAAAATTACGTTTCAACTTTAATTCTGCTAAAAGATTTTTAAAGTGCGTTGCGCTGGCGGCCGCTGTAGGATATTCCTTAATAATAATTTTACCTTTTGTCTTTGCATTTATCTTATCAATTTTATTTTGATACATTTCTCTTGAAAGTTCTTCTAATTGACTAATAGGAACATCTAAAAGATTTGCATCTATTCTTTCAGCGATCCTTTCTTCAGCCATTTCCAAGGTTATATAAAGAACATTCTTATTAATAGAAAGACAACTTGCTGCATGATGACACATAAACAAGGACTTACCTACACCAGTTCCGGCAAGACATATATTAAGAGTCTTATTCGGTAATCCTCCTTTAGTGATTTTATTAAACATATCTAAATCAAATTCAATCTTTTCTTCAACCCTGTGATAAAAATCAAATCTTTCATCTGCATCCTCAATAAAATCATGACCTACATGTGGATCAAATGATACTGCTAAAGCATCAGATAATATACTTGGGATTGCACCTTTAGATAAATGAGTTTGTTTTTCATTACCTTCTAAAATAGCAATTGCATCGACAACTGCATTATAAATTGCTTTGTCTTGACAAAATGTTTCTGAAGCTTCGGTAAGCCAAGCTGTTATATCTTTTTCTTCTGGCTTCTCTAACTTATTAATTATATCTGTGGCTTGTTGGAATTCTGTTTCATGCAAACCATCTATCTGATCTAAATCAATTAAAAGACTTTGCTTTGTGGGTAAGCTATTATGTTTGAGAATATAATCTTGTATTTGTTTGAAGATAATTTTTTCTGAATTATCATCAAAATATTCTGCTTTTATATAGGGGGAGACTTTACGAGAAAACAGTTCATTGTGTATCAAATGTGATAGTATTAGGTGCTCTATCCTCTGATTCATTGTCCTCCACGAAAGTTACTGGGTTTGTTGTTTCTGATTTTTCTGTTTCTTGATATCTGTCCCATATCATTTTTACTAATATTTCACCAATCATAAATTCAAATTCTTCACCTTCTTCATCAGTGTGTTCAACACCTTCTAATTCGGGTGGTACCATTATAATATCATATTCATACTTAGCAGTACTTTCATCTTCCGTATCTGGTGGTGATACTTGGAATTTGCCATACTTATATACTACACCTTTAAACGGTCCTGTCAGCATCTCTATACATTGTTGTGTAATGTCTTCGGGATGTTTGGGATGTAATACCAGTCTATAATAACTGTCTATTCTATCATAATCTTCTTTTGTTAAGTCATTGCTCATTTTTAACTTTTTCGATATTTTCTTTTTCTACAGCTAATTCTTCTTCCATTTCCATTTCTCCATATAAAAATTCTTTCCCTGCTGCTACATCTAACTTGTCTAAAATTTCTTTAGTAAAATACTTGGTAGGATTTTTCAGCATGGTTTTTAGAAAAACCTTTTCTCCATCAGGCATTTCTAATCTAGTAGAAACTTTTTTAAAGATTCCATACTTCTCTGCTAATTCTGCTAATCCATAATATCTATTCAATCCTTCTTTAAAGGTAAGAAGAACATCTACCATTTTATGTTCTTTTGTGAGTCTTGATTTATAAGTCCTGCAATGAACTATATTACCAATTACTTCGGTACCATCCTTTTCTTTCTTTTTAGATAGGAATACGATGCTAGATGCAGCATAATGTAAGCCGGTTCCACCACCCATAATTTTTTGAGGAAATAATGTTCCTATTTGATCGTATGTGTGATTAGTAACAACAAGAGGCACTTTAGCTTTACCACCTAATAAAGTTAAAACTCTAAAAGTGCCTTTAACCATTTGAGCTCTGGTCATATCTCTGGTCCCCTTACCGTCACTAACATCTTCCATTTCTTTAGTAGTAGAAAGATTGCCTAATGAATCTAAACATATCATCATTGGTGGACGAGACTTGCTGGATTCTTCTAAATGTTTTTCTAAAATTTTAGTCGCTTGTGTTCTAAATTCTTGGACTGTGGCAACAGGTAGGATAATCATTCGTTTAGAATCAATTCCTCTTGATTCTATCATATCTCTGGTTATGGCAGATTCGCTTTCAAAATATATAACCCCGCCAGTAGGATTATCTGTGAGAAATTGCCGGACACAACCCAAAACAAAAAAAGTTTTTCCGGTTGAACTTTCTCCAGCAAATGCTGTAATTTTATTAGATGGTAATCCTCCATAGATACTCCCAGATAATTGTGCGTTTAAAATATACGAACCAGTATCAATAAAACTTTCTACATCACCTGCTTCAACACCGTCACTTACTACTGCGCCATATTCATTATTGGCTACTTTTAACATTTCCCCAAAATAACTCATTTATTCCTTTCACTTAAACAATAATATATTATACTACACATTTAAAAAAATATCAAGACTTTTCTACATCAACTGAACCAGTAGTAGGATCATATGAAATTTTAAATGTTACTTCAATTGGTTTAAGGGTTCCATCTGCTTTAATTATAGGTAACTTACCTTCAACAGCGCCCATCAATGCATCTTTAGCATTTGTGAATTGGTGTGCAGGGTCAGCCTTTATAGCTTTGTCTAATTCTTTTTTTGCACCTTCTGGAAGTAAATCATCTATCATACTTTCCACGTGCTCTATTGCTAAATCTGTTGCTTTGTCTACGACAAGACTAGAAATAACATTAAATAATAATAATGGTAACATAATATTCTCTTTCTAAGTATTTAGTTAAATGTTCATTAATTAATCTGTTGTTCCCAACTTCTTTCAACATTGTGTAGGGCTAGTGTCTGTTTAAAATATTCATCGGTAGAAATTGGTAAATGTTTATCTGGTTCATCTGTGAAATTCTTAATTAATACATCTCTACCGGGATCTACAAAATACGGCATTGAATAGCTAGAGTTTGTATGAACTGTATTAACAACTCTATGATTAGTTGATTTTAACGTATCATTAGACCATCTTTGAAACATATCTCCAATGTTTAATACTATTGAATTTTTCACTACAGGAGCATCAATCCATTCATCTGTTTTTCTATCCTGTACTTGTAAACCTCCAACATCATCGAAACGAAAGAGTAAAGTGATAGAACCATAATCAGTATGTTCTCCTCCGAACCCGTGATCCTCTTGCTTCTCGTGCGCTGGATAATGAAGCATCCGCATATTAACATAACTATTCGTATGCTTATCTATTAAATATCCTTTTTTATGTTTGAATATACTTTCAAACTTATTGAAAAATTGATAAGAAAGACGTTGAGAGATCTGAAGGATAGATTGAGCTAATGGTTTAAACTCTGGAATTTCTGTAGGCCAATATTGTTCTTGCATTCTTGCTGGTTCAATCCAATTATATGATTCTTTCGAATCACCATCTCGACTCTGAATATATCCCATCTCTCCCCATCCTGCGCGACATGTTGAGGAACCCTTTACTCCATTATATACATATTTCTTTTTCACATCTAATGGTAGCTGGAAGAACTCGTCCATGAGTTGCTTCCAGTCTTGAAATTCTGATAGCCACTCATCATAAACATTAGTGAATACTGCGAATCCCACAGTTGTATAAGCGTCATACATCTGCTCTTCGCAAGTATCACTTTTCAAATCAATTATCGGAATCATCTGGTTTAAAAATTGGGAGTTTTTCTAAATAAAGTATATCACCTTTATCATATCCAGCCTCTTCCAATAAGATTGCAGCTTTACATACAATTTCACAATCAATTTTTTCTAACATTGCTTGAAGTCCTATTAGAGATCCGCCTGTGGACACTACATCATCTATAATACAAACTTTTTTTTCTTTTATTTTTTCAACATCACAACCATCTAAAACAAGTGTTTGCGCGCCGATTGTAGTAATAGATTGAACTTTTTCTATCATAGGATTATCCATGTATCCCTTGATAGATTTTCTTGCAACAATATAATCTTTTCCCAACCTTCTTGCAATGGTGTGTACTAAGGGTATTGCCTTTGCTTCGGGGGAAATTAAAATATCAATTTCATCTTTCTTTGGAAAATCATTCAGAAGAATAATTGCTTCAGCACACTCTTCTATTAATTCTGTATCACCCAATATGACAAAGCTCGCTATCGCGAGCTCGTCATTGATTTTAACTTTGGGCAACTTGCGTGTGAGTCCTGCAACTTTTAATTCATAGAACTCATTTGTAAAAGTTTCTCCCCAAGCCATATTAAGCGCCCATCATGATTAAGCTTGTTGCAAATCCGGCAAGCAAACCATAAAAGGGATTAAATTTTGCAGTTACAAATGCCGCGGCTCCGATTACCATTCCTGCTGGTCCAAATCCATATGGTCCTGCAAAAGTTCCACCAATGCCAATAGCACCGGCAATATTTGTAGCAAAGGTAACAAATACACCTAATACAAAAAGAAAACCTGCAATAGATGCTCTATGTACATACTGCCCAATTAAAGGCAATGCTTTGCTTAATAGAATGACTGCCATAATTCCCATCATAATACAAGATGCAACTATTGGCATAGGTGCGGCCGCAGTTCCAGAAATTATCGCTTCAACCGGACCGCCACCAAAGAATGCTGAGCCCATATCTGCAAGACTAGAATAAATTGCAAGATGATCTATATTTGTATTAGTCCCTGCAATACTTCCAGTAATTTTACCAAATGAAATATTGGCACCAATGTTTAAACATGCTAATGATAAAGCACCAATAACAATGTTTCTATTAGTCCAAAACTTCCACTCAATGTTACCCGTTGTAAACTTTTCGCGTGAGTTGTCTACTACAATTTCTTCTAGTACGACACCCAACTTTTCGCGCAATGGAGCATAAAACTTTAATGCAACATAAAAAAGTGTGGATAAACTTACGGACCATATAATTGTTTGTGCTAAGTCTTTGGTCCAAAACCAAGCAAGTAAAGCACTAATTAAAGATACTCCTCCTGTCCATTTTTCAGACTTAAACAAATCTATAGAAACATTCGCTAACATAATACCCACTCCAGCCATCATTGATGTGACAACTAGGGGACCAATAAAGTTAACCAATGCTTCATTCATTCCAAGCAAAGAAGGAATCAACAATAAAACGGCACCCCAAAATATAAGAGAAAGTCTCTCTTTTATATTTTTACCTAGAGTACCGGCTAATGTGATTGTTTCTGCTTGGAAGGATATAGTTGCGACAGACATAAAGAATGCCGAACCAATAATACCAATTACAAATGCTATCGCAGTTGGAAATGCAGCAAACCCAAAACTCAGAGCTAAAATGCCCTGTGGTATGCCATTAATAACAACCGCTATTGCGGTCAGAATGCTTTCTAATAAGCCTTCCATATTTACCTTTCATTATATTATTTTACTGTAGTTTACCGTTCACACCTTCGACATAAAAATTCATAGTATCGAGAGCATGTCTTTTGATTTTACCAGCAGGAATTTTTGTTCCGTCCTGTTTAGTAATACCAGCACTAAACGGAAACCATTTATCCATCTTATCATTTACCCAATTCATCTTAATTGTCTCAACTTGATTGACAACTGAACCAGGCACATTGACACCCCACGGTGATAGACCTACACAATTTTCCTGTAGTCCCCAATTCAATTTTTGATTTGGTTTCCACGTTCCATTTGATACGGAATCAGCTATGGTTTTGTACATAAGATTCCAATTGAACATCATACCTGTTACATAACGTTCAGGGCCGTTGTGTCCCATAGGTGCATCATTACCCATACTCCAAACTTCTTTACCATCACGTTTCCACGCTTGTTGTGCAATAGTAACTACACTAGGTGAATCAGTTGTTGTATAAAGAATATCATTACCAGACTCTAGAAGTGCTTTGGCCGCATCCATATCTTTAGGTGGATCAAACCAGCTGTTAATCCATACAACATTAACTACTGCATCTGGATTAACTGACCTTGCACCAAGTGCAATTGCATTGATGTTACGAACAATCTCTGGAATTTGATGTGAACCAACCACCCCAATTTTATTAGTCTTAGTCATCAATCCTGCAGCAATACCTGTGAGATATCGTGCTTGATAACTCATGCAACCATAGTTGTCAAAGTTAGTATCATTGCCTTTGTATCCTGTAGCGTGCAAGAAAATTGTATCTGGATTTTTCTTTGCAGCTTTCTCCATTCCATCCATATAACCAAATGAAGTTGCAAACACTATATCGTGTTTTCGTGCAAGTTTGTTGAATATTTTTGTTGATTCGGCTTCTGGAACCATTTCAACCATTCCAACTTTATAACCATGTTTTGTCAATGATTGAAATCCTTGATGATGTCTCATTGACCATCCACCATCGGTGTGTGGCCCCACTAGAACATAACCAATTGAAGGTAATTTCTTACCAAAGATACTC